GCTGGAATAAAAAAGCATCCGACATATTGCTCATAACCAAATGGGTCGAAAGCCTTTGAGTTATCAAACGTCACTCCAACACTAGAACCAGTGGTTGAGTTGTAGTCATTAATGATATCAATGGCTGTTTGTGTTAGTGTATTTCTAATACTTAGTAAGCTATTCATATTTTCCTCAATGCCCTTTTAGCTCTAATTATTTCAGTTCTTACCCATCCTGAAGGGGCCTGCTTAGACCATCCTTGAAATTCGAGTCTTTCTATATAAGGTAGATTGTTCGTGTAATAGATTGTCTTATCGAGGACAAATGGCGGCAAGTCATTAAGAGTAATGCTGTTGCCACTAACTGAGTTTGTTTCTTTATCAGATGGCGAGGTAGTAGTTAAGAACCAATTGCTTCTAGCTCTACCACTATCAACTGGAGTTCCAAGTTGTATATTAGATAACGCCTGAAACATTACGCCCCTCACTTTATCGTTAGTGTTGGTTGTAATATCATCAATCGCTTTCTTGATGTTTCCTATCCCACGAACTGGCATTAGACCTCCCTGCATTGTGCAATCTGTGCCAAGATAACCTCTGACGGTGCTTTAAAGTCGACATTCTGGATTTGGTATTCTTTGCCATAAGCTCTTACTCTCAGTCCGCGCTTTAGGGTAATATAACCATCAACAACTAACTCACGATCGCCTGCAAGTATTGTAGTGCCATCTATGTAACCTTTATTGTATGATTTGAATACTGCATTAGTTAGCGTTTTCCATGTAACAGTTTTTAGGTCTCCATTTATCGGATCCCTTACTATAGTTTCCTCACCAATCTCAACTAGGTTATTGCCATCACTAACAGCCGCTTGCGCTTTAGCTAGTCCAGCTTTAACCTTTGATGCTATATCAGAACCAGCCATATTAAATTACCTTATATCCAGTATTACAAGGCCATACGTTATCACGATAAAGTCCACCGCTACCACTGCCGCAAGGTGATGCAGCGTAACCAGCTTTAGTTAGTGGGTATAGTGAGTTAATGACGCCTTGGATTGTAGCGTTAGTCTTTGTTCTGGTTACGTCTTGATATGATTCAGAGTAAACACCATCAACGTTAAATGATGCAAGCTCTTGACCTGTGTTAACTGAGTTCTGAGAATATCCACCTGCTATTGCTTCTGCTGCATATAACTGAGCAAACTTAACGTCATCAGGGATTGCCGAGCTATCAACTAGAGTACAATTGCTATAAGCGCCAGAACGAGGATAGATATTATTTTGAGTGCCGTGAGTGCGTGAGCCTTGCAGTGTGTACTCTTGCGTTAGCAGGTTACGATAACCTTGACGTAGTGACACCTCTGCTTCTATGTCATCAGTAGGTAATGTCATACCGTAATTTGTGGCCAGTGTTCTAGCGTCTGCTAGTGTTTGGTAGCTGTCAGCATTTGAAATGCCAGTACCATCTTCAATTATTAATGCCATATCTCACCCTCTTAGTTAGTAGGGTAAGTATAACACTTTATGAGTTCGGTTGGAAAAGCTAGAATTTTAACAATAGGTATCATTTTCTCCAGTCTGTGTAATCTTTGTTTGACTTTCCCATATTACACAGCTCACATAAAACTTGAAGGTTATCCATGTCATATCTTAGTAGTGGAAATATGCTAACTGGCTTAATGTGATCAACATGAATTATGAGTAATTTCCATATTTTAATCCTTTTTAAATTTTAGACACAACTACCCCTTTTTCCCCTAAGACCCTGATTAAAGAATCTTACTGCTATTTCTAGCAACATTGCATTGATTAGCTTTTCTCTTACTAAGGGCAATACAATGCGGTACTCAATCTCCCCTTCGACACCATGATAAAATCAGGTCTTAGGTCTAGGTTGTGAATTGGGACACACAGAGCCTAAATTATCGAGCACTTGACGGGATTAAAGAATGGGAAAACTTATGTAAAACACCGTAAAAAGTTTTTGCTTTATCAGTGACAAATTGGCTTTGATAGGCGGCTCTGGAAAGAGTCTTGACAGGAACATCTTTGCTCTAGGTGAGCTAGGAAAGAGAACCGCCTCCAAAACCAACTTGTCTGTCATGTCAAGAACATAGGCACTATAGCACCCACAATTAAGCGGGTGCAAGTTTTTAAATCTCATACACTCTTATTTGGCCGCCAGAATACAAATCCCTAGTGCAAGCGTATTCAACTGCCTCCTCAACATTTTTGCCAAAATCCATTGCAGATAAAGCAAAGTCTCCACCACTACCAATTGTCTCGTTGTATGTTAACGGGCATTTTTCCAGTATGCATTCGTCATTAAATATACATAGATAAACGGATTCATCCTCAACCACCAATGCCTTGCACTCGGGTACTTCTGTTATTTTTTTGCCAAAAAAGCCTTCCATAAATAGTTGTTCATCGCAAACTTTGCCGCAAAAGTAAAATGCAACTTCATTTTTTACCACACGCTTTTCTGCTTGATCTGTAGATATAACTCCTCCGCAGCTTATTCTTCCATCAGTGGCTATTAACTTATTTTTGTGGTCATACACTATAGTTGTCATATCATCTCTCCCTTACTTGCGTTTGAGTTTGTTGTAAATATTATTAATATCTGACGGGGATCCGGTTGTGATAGTGTAATCACCGCAAATGCCACCTGACGTAACTTTCCTTACTTTTATTTTCCCACACTTAACACACACGCATGACTGCCTAGTTCCTGAATATGCCTTGTAAGACTCAGACCAGACTGAGTATTTATGAAAGCAGAGCATATTAATTCTCCCTTACTTGTATTAAAATTGGCATTCTTGATTTACGTGGCTTGATGAATTCCCAGTAATGCGATAACTCATCTACTGTAAACTTGTGAGCTCTCTCAATTTTTGTTGTGGACCATAACCTAGCACTTAAGTATGTTACAGTTCTATCTTCCCAGCGTTCTTTGACGATGTATTTAGTCATATTTTTTATCCAGTTAAATCAGCAAAGCTAATTGGTTTGTAATTTGTATGCTCGACGCATGCGTTTAAGTACCTTTCATCTCTACAGAATATATCTGAATTACCATCAATTGATGGTAAATAATCACCCACCTCATTTTTATGCAAATGACCATGTATATTTCCTTTTTTTTCTCGCATCTCTTGAGGGTGAATAGGGCAATGACTAAACCAGTAGTTACGTCTAGAGTGCAAAGACATTACATCATCATAAGATCTAACTAGATCTCTCATTTTTATACCGTTTTCAGTGTCGTGGTTTCCACATATTAAAAGCTTTTTAGTGCACTTTATTGATGCAATCTTACCTAGCCAGTGTCTATCAAAAGCAATATCACCAAGTAAAATTAATGAATCTCGCTTCTGAACGTTAATGGCTAGCATCTCAAAGATAAATTCGTGATGCTCTTCCGCTGTGCAGAATTGCTTTCTAAATTTATGAATGTTTTTATGCCCCAAATGCATATCACTTATAATCATTAACCTTGTCATCTTACTCTCCTTATCCAACGTAATGTTCAGGCTTTTTACGTGGCGATATATTTAACTCACTAAACACCCTGCATATGTAATCATCAGCAACTTCAAACAATGATGCAATGTAACTCTGCTTTCTTACGTCAGGATTGGTGATTATAAAATGCTTGATTTGATGCTTCTTATTTTCCATTTTCAATCTTCCTCATCTCTTCATTGCGATTCAATTCGAATATCTCGACTATGACCTCAATAACATCCGGAGTTGTCATTAACTTATCACCACCAAGGCTACGCACTGCATTAATGCTTTCTTTTAGTCTTGCTAATCTTTTTGCTGTTACTGGATGTATTCTTTGCTGTGGCATATCAGCCTCCTTATCTATCTGCTGAGTTAACTTTAACCATTGGAGTTACCAGTGTCAACATTTACGTTTAAATAAAAGTAACTTTATTTGTTGACATATGAATTCAATTATCCAACACTGAAGGGGTGAGAGAGGAGATGGCTTGGGAGGAGCTTAGGCGTAAGTGGGACCTAGAAGATGAAGAGTGGTAACGTAGGAATTTAAAATAAGGGTTAAAAATGAGAGATATTAAATTTAGAGCGTGGATGAATTACGGAAACGGCCTTAAAAATACACTTAACGATTCAACCAGACTTTATGAGGTAATCGGCAATATCCACGAAAACCCAGAGTTAGTTGGTGATTGATATGAACAGTAGTGATAAAAAGTTCGTGTGGTCTATAGCTCTAGTGCTCATGTTTATGCTAGCTATATTCTGCTTTGATGCTCACTTTGAGGTGGCAATGCAAGAAGCTAAGGGTCATGCAAGGACTCATGTCTATGAGCTACAAGTTGATATGAAGAAAGCATTAGTTGAAGAGTCACGCTGGAGAGCGGCAGAGCTTAACTTGATATGTAGCTTTGTTGATAAGTCTGGACAAGTTTATCTTAAGAAGGAGTGTTGATATGTCTAATGTCACAGACCTAACGGAACGAAAGTTAGATAAAACTAATGAAAAGTTAGTGCCGTTATATCGCAACATAGCACTGCTTGAAGAGGAGCTTAGATTGAAGGTAATCGAGTTGCACAAGATTGAATCTGAGTTACATGGTGATGGTGAGGCAGCTAAACGCCAGCTATCAAGAAAAGCAAGCAGAATGAATTGGTAGGAGAGTTTAAGTTAAAAGCTAGCCCCGATTAAGGGGCTTTTCTTATTATGTACGCCAGTAAACGAATGCTAGTGATGCACCAGTTGAGCCAGTTACTGTTAGTGTGACGTTATTCTTTACCGCACCAAGGAAGGCATTGATAGTATTAAGCGGTACAACTACAGTCTCACCAGCCCCCACTTCAATATCAAATCCAGCCGATACAGTAACGTCGCCATATCCATTACATGGCAGACCAGTATTTAGATCGGTCTTTGTTGCTACGTTAGTTTGATTAGCAAAGGCTTGTTTAGTTAGAACTGCCATGATTTATTCCTCAATATGTTTTAAAAGATTCTATAGCCAGTATACAGTCATCAAATATAACTGATGTGTCTGAATTCTCCTGAGTCCATGCAACTATAAATAGTTTATCGCCAGCCTTAGCCCCTATAGTTGCTGTTTTACTAACTGGAAAGTATGGAGCTTGCAGTGTTACCTCTCTAGATAATCCCTCGCCTCTAGTACTATCTCTGAATCTTGATATGTAAGTTCCAAGAGGTAAAGTGTCAGTGCTAGTGCCAGCCTTGGTTGGTAATACTAGCGGGTCGCCTATCCCTATTCCAAGCTCGATATTAGAGTTGGATGCGAACCTAGTTACAGCCATACATGTTACATGCATAAAGGCCGTATCTTCGTTTACTGTGATTGTCCCGTCAGAATTAGACGTAGTTAATGTGCCGCTGAATTGATTTGCAACATCAACAAAATCTATATGCACTGGGTTAACTGATATCGACGGGTCTACAGTGCCAGTTAGTATAGCCGTCCTTGACGCCTCTAGGGATAATAGACATATTCCATTACTCCTATGTCATCTATTACTGTGTTAATGAATCTAGCCAGTCTTGTAGCAACTGATTTCGATTATTTGGATCGGTTACTGTACCACCGTTAGCTAAAACTATATCAGCTAGTATTTGATTCATTGCTCGCATAATTAACTCCCTACTGTATGCATGGACAGTATAGCATTATGACAGCAATAAAAAAGCCCCACATTGTGAGGCTAGTTTGATTTACTTTTTAGACTTGGGCTTTTCAACTACTTTATCGTCCTTGCCTAACTTTTCAGGTTTAAACTTGATATCTACAACCTTGAAACCTTCTTTATTTAGAGCTTTCTTATCCTCTTTACTAACAGGGTGCTCTACGTAAGCTTTATTTGCAAACATTAACTATCTCCTTATAAATCAGCATCAGCAATAGCAATAGTTCCAGCAGTGTGCTTAACATCGCCCATAGCCAAATCCCAGTTAGTACCAGTTGCTAGCTCAGCAGAAGTTGGAGATTTACCACCGTTAACCTCATCCCACTTATAACCTTTAACGCGAACACCGTAAGTGAAATCAGCTTGCCAAGTTGTTTCGATTCTTTCTTTGCCGTTTGAGCGCTCTAAGTTAGTAATTAGATCGCTAGTGTTATCAACAATAATACCACCAGAAGTAAGAGAAAGAACCTTGAACTTGTTAGGAGTCCCAGCAACGTAAAGAGATGGAGAATCAGTAATAACAATTCGCTTACCCAAGACTGACTGAACAGTTACATTGCCAGCTTCGAACAATCGCTCGCCATTAGCTAAGCCTTTTTCGATAAGCTTATGATAAGCTGCACCAGTCATGATATCAGTGCTTAGCATCATAGACATATCACCGAATTTAGCATGAGAACCATTCAGTACCGATTGAGTTAGGCCAGCAGTTGCTGATACATCATTAACTAGCGCAGCTTGATTTTCAACGGCTGCAACACAAGCAGCAAGCCCCTGATTAATGTGCTTAGTTAATAGAGCGTTAGCAAATCCCTCAGAGATTGCCATAATAGCACTTTCTGGATTTAGCTGTAGATCTGTCATTTG